CACTTCCCTCCAGTCCCTCTCGGCGCGACGCCGAGCATACCAGGGACGATCCTCGATGGCAGGCGAACACGCCTGAAGGATCAAGTCACGACCCTGCGTCTCCCTCACGCTATGCAGCGCAAGGAAGAAGCGGAGTCTCGCAACACTGCGAGTGACCTTGACCCTTCGGGCTAATGTCCACTTCCACGAAACAACCTCCAACCCAAAAACTAGTTCCTCCTCAGCCGTCAAAGATGGAACCTTCACCACGTTGTCGCCGGAAAGCACGACATTGTGAGGATCCTTCACGGCTGGGAGAGACTTGTCAAGGGTTTCTCCGGTCTCAATCCGAAACTTCTGCGCATTCAAAATGCCCTCACGGGTGGCTGCACGCCACGCGAGTGATCCTGAAAAACCCAGCTCAACCAAGGACAAACCCTGAAGAAAAGCTGGCCTTTGCCAAGAAAACCACTCGCGCGCTGCAAAAAACCTAACCCCGCCCGCACGCGGCGCAGCAGAAACAAAATCGGAAAAGACCTTCGAAAGACAATGCGGGTACTCAGGAAGACGGAGCATACCAAAACGAAGTGTAGGGACAACCTTCAGGATGCCCTTCGACCAACGAACCAAGGTCGAATTGAGAGAACCAAAACTCTCATCTACAGAAGTCTTCGTACGCTCCACCTCGAGCCCAACCCGCCCGACAACCTCCATCCAAGAGGCCGCGAACTCTGGACTTGCTTGGAACAGGATATCATCGCCATTAATTAAAAGCGGGATGCCTCGAGACTTAGTTCGAGTCTTGAAACACGCCCACCGGAAAGCGATGAAATTCTGAGCACAGAGTAGGGGAAAAGACAACAGCGAACCCATCTGTTGTGAAGCGCGCATTTTAAAATCGGCCGACGACTTATGGTACTCGACATCGACAGAGTGCCCACCGTGCGAACACGGTAGGCCCATCTTCTTGTCGGAGCAATACCTGCCGTCATTGGCTAAGTACTCATATCTGTCAAAAAAGACATGAGGACGAAGAACGCGCTTAGCGTAATCCCCTATGGCACCTGGAACACGAGTGGCGTTAGAAACAGCCACGTCCAGGATAGCCTCCGCGACCTCAATGGGGAGGTTGTCAGTAGCCGAGCGATAGTCTCCAGAAACCAGACTACCGCTCCCCTCACGAAAACCAGCTTTTAGGAGTTGGTCATTTGTGAGATCGCCCCGAAGTAACCAACGTTTGCTCGACAATTGATCATAAATCGCTTTGTGCAGTGGCTTCAACACTAAGGTATCCGAAGAAAAGGACGCCAAAGGCCTTGGCTTTCCAGCCGACTGCACAACACCGAGCACCGCCATCGCCCTATCGCTCCCTAACCGCCCATGGAGGGTCGCATCCAGAAAAGAGGCATGGTCAATTGGCATGTCAGCCAGTTGACCTCCTCCACTCTGAGCCCTCTCAGCACAGGCGGAAAGGGGCGGGGTAGTTGTAAAACAATGAGACCGGTAGGAAGAATCCCAACCCACCGGAAACAACTCCCCCGCCAATTTGCGGGCGAAGGCGATATAACCTTCGGGAAGTGTAACGGAGTCCCTGAGCATGGACTCCGCAAGACTTTGCAGCATTCCTCCTTCCAGACAACGACAAGAGGGAGGTAAGAGTTTCTTAATTGAACGAAAGGCCATGACCTGTTCCTCAGGAAGGGACAGGTCACGACCCAAGAAGCTCTTGACCTCCTTCATCAGTCCAGCACAATCATCAGATTGAGGCTCAAATGAGAAGGAAGGCTGAGAGAAGATGCGGCACCAGGAGTTGACCGCCCGATTGACTGTGCCAGTCATCAATCGGCGGGAGACACGGCAACGCCGCGAGTCGCGGGGGGGTCCTCCCGACTTAACCGTCATGGCAAGACGTTAAACAAAGGTGCCCTTCAAGGGCCGGCCACGACAATTCTGATTCCGAACAGCGCTGTTACAGCGCCGTTTTCT